TGGAAAAGAGAAGAAAAGAAGTAGAAAGGGCAAGAAATAGACCAGATAGAAAACCAAATGTTGTAGATGGTGTTGATGTGATTAGAGATAAAGAAGATGAAAAACATTTTATAGATGATTTTCTTTTAAAGGGAGATAGTGGTGTTGATAAAGAAGAATATGATGGGAAAATGCGAGACCAATGGGAAGAACAACAAAAGAAAAGAACACCAGCAGAAAGAGAACAAATCAAGAAAGATGTCGCAAGTTGGAAACAACTTGGTGGGTTTGAGGCTCAAGAACGGGCCGTAGAGGATGGAACTCATACGAGAGAAGAAATCCAAGAAAGAAATGAAAGAATTAGTGAAATTTCTCATACTACCATTACCAAAGTTGATAGACCAATAGAAAGAGGAATATCAGTACCGAATGATGTAGCAGAACAAATTTTAGCTGATTTTGAAGATGGTGAGATGGTTGAAATACCTGATGAAAGTGGACATGGTTCAAGTGGATTTAGCACAAGTGCCGAAACTGCAAGAGGTTTTGCAGGTGCTAATGATGATAATCCAGAACAAACATCAATAGTATTTAGAATAGAACCAAATTCAAATGGAGAAGTTAGAGGTGCATTCATTGATGGTGAAGGAGAGGATTTTCAAGGTGAAGGAGAAATAACTCGTAGTTCCAAATCAAAGGCAAAGGTCAGAAAAGTAGAACGAGTTAGATTACCAAATGGAAAGATGGTGGTTACGGTTATTCTAACAGAACCAGATGATTTATCAGAAGTGGTTGTGAAAGAAGAAAAAGGAAAAGTGGATATGATATCAAGAAAATATTTGGAAGGGCCGTTAAACCCACAACCACAAAAAATAAAGAAAAAAATCAAGAAGGAATCTAATGGTCTTGTTGCTGAACTCGTTAATCCAATTTTAAAGGAACACAAGTTACCATTGATTGAATCAAAAATTAAAAAAGTCGTGGGTATCTATGGTGGTAGATATCAACCATTTGGCCCACATCACTTAAAGACTTACAAGTGGTTAAAGTCAAAAGTAGATGATGCTTACATCACCACATCAGACATTAAAAAACCACCAAAACACCCTATGAATTACAGAGAAAAAGTTCGACATATGACAAAAATGGGTGTTCCTAAGAATCGTATTATCAAAGAAAAAATTCCATTGGTGGCAAATAATGTGCTAAAAAAATACGATTCCAAGACTACGGCCGTGATATATATATTTGGAGCTAAGGATGCTGGTAGACTAGCAGGTGGTAAAAAGAAAAGTGGTGGATTATCATACTTTCAAGATTATAAGAAAAATAAGAATAATCTAAAAGGATATGAAGAACACGGATACTTTATGGTAGCTCCACATCAATCAGTTAGGGTTGGTGGAAAAGAAGTTAGTGGAACGGTAATGAGAGAATTACTCGGTTCACCTAAAATAGATGATAAAGAAAGACCTAAATTATTTAAACAGGCATTTGGTTATTTCGATAAAGGTATTTATCAAATGATGACCAACAAGTTTAGAAAGTTGTTTGAGATTAAAGAAAATTTACTTACAGAAAGATTAGTTGCTGCTAGAAACAAAGGACACTTGAAGAATGGTGGAAAAACAGCATTAACCACAAGTGGAATAATTTCAAAGTTTAAAGGTAGGGGGGATATATCGGACGCGTTTAGTTTTGCTATGAAAGATTTAGAAAGAGCCATCGGTTCTCTTTCTGCTAAACAAAGAAACAAGATATTTAAAAATGGTAAAGCTTGGATGAATCTTGAGGTTATGTGGCCTAAGTCATCTAATGTGATAAATTATGATAAGGCCGAAATCGTATTTCACGGAGCACTTGAATATGATGATAGTGGAAATGCCATCGGAGAGGTTAAGGATAGTGCAAGAATGTTAGCTGGTATGATTAAACAAGTCAATCAGAATATACAGAAACGATATAAAATTGGAAAACCTAATTTTCTTAAAGTTCCAAAACATCAAAATTTTGAAAAGAGAAAAAAATATTTTTTTAATAAATTAAACAGATTACAGAAACAATATAATTTAAAAGATAGTGATTCACTTTCGGTATATCATCAAACATATTGGGAAGAATTTATATATAACGCCGCTAAACAACATGGATTTACAATTCCAAAGGCACCACTAAAGAAATTAACTAAGAGATGGGCTTTCTTTGATAAATCGTATAAAGTTCCAATGATTAAAAAGGATTTTAAAAATCATCCTGAGTTTTTAGATTGGGTATTGACTACGGATAAAGTAGACCATTCTAAAATGGTTAAAAAGAATATGAAACCATTTGAGGAATTGTTCTTTGAGGTTGGTGCAGAAATAATGACAAATGTAAGTGGTTGGTTAGCAGCAAATCCAGATTCTACGGTTCAACGAGTAAAGAAACAATTAGATTCTGCAATCAAGAATGTTCGTAGTGGTGGTGATTTGAAAAAGTTAAATACTTTAAAATTACAATTAGATAAATTAAATAAGATTGGTGGACTAAGAGCAATTGTTCCAAGTGAAGGAATAGTTTTTAAATACAACGGAAAGACATTTAAATTTACAGGAGCATTTGCACCAATCAATCAAATAACAGGATTGATGACATTCTAATGGAAGATTTCGAAGATATACAAGAAATCTTTAAAATGAAAAAAATGAGTAATATTAAGTTTATTATTAATATTGTTGGTTTATTAGGTGCACTTGGTGGTGGGTGGTATAAATTAGAAAGTAGAGTATCGGCATTAGAAACACAGATGGAACAAGAGGATAAGGTAAAATCGATTCAAGCCGAAATAGAATTAATGAAAAGAGATCAAGAACTTGAGGAATTAAAATTCAAATGGAAACTTGATTCGTTACAAAGGAGTTAGAGTTATGGAAACAGAACATCAACGACATCAGAAAGCAAGAGAAGCCGTTCTGAGGGGTGAGGAAGCACCAAAAAGAATTATGGTTCAGATGACCAATACTAAAGAAGATAAAGAAAGGTCAGAAGAAGCAAGGTTAGAACGCGAAAGAAAGAATGAACGTTCAGACGCATTAAAAGAGGCAAGAACACCTTGGTTCTGTCCTAAATGTAATAAGGTGATGAAACATCGAAATGATGATAAGATGTATAGATTAAATGGTCAATGTTTTGATTGTCAGATAAAATTTGAACATCAACTTAGACTTGAGGGTAAATTTGAAGAATGGGAAGAAAAGAGAGTTTTAAATAATAAACTTGCGTGGTTAAAAGACCAAATAGTAAGTATTGAAGAATGGAAAGATGATTCACAAAAACCAGTAGAACATTTTGACCAAGTTGGTGTTAAGGATGTAGAATTACACAAAGAAACTTGGAGTAACAATACGGAACAAGTTGAGATGATGGCAAAAGAATCTCTTGAGGAATTAAATAAAATGAAATCAGAGGTCGAAGAAAAACTCAATAGTTTAGAAGTTTAATATTTATATGTGTGAAACTATATATATCGGAGAAATTAAGTGATTAAAATGAAGAAATTATTAGAAGAAAAAGTAGATATTTCAGATATTTCTTACAATCACCAAAAATTACTAAGGGTTGGAAGTGATTATATTCATAAGGCACGAGGTGGTCGACTTTGGTATGAATTAGAAGATGATATCAAAAAGAGTAAGAATAGAACTTTAATAAGATACTTTAAGAAGTATGATAAAGCTCGTCTTGAACTTCAACATGCTGGTGCAATGTTAACCAGAGCCTTTAACTTGGAAAAAAGATGATTAAATTAAAAAATTTATTATTGAGTGAAACAGCTTCTACTCGTGCAATGAGAGATTCTGAAAAAGGGGCTTCAAAACAATTCCTTAAAGATTTTGATAAGGCATTTAAAAAAAGGTCTAAAGAATTAGGATATGGTAAGTTAAGTAAAACAGTTAAATCTTACAATGTTCAAGTATCCCCACCAAGAGATTTTGGACAACCAATTGATAGAGAAAAGAGAAAAGGTATTGAGGTGGATTATCAAATTGGTGATTTCGTTAGACCTGGTAGAGAATTGAGCACTTATAAATTAAAAGATTTTATTAAAGATATGAAAAGAGGATTTAGTGGATATAAGATAGAAAAGACAGGTGTGAGAACTCATTTTTATTTAACAAAAGGTGGAAATACATATCATTTATCTTATACACCAACAATTGCAACGTCTCATGTAATGGGGAGCTCAAGAGTATAATGAGAGATTATCTAAAGGAATTTAGTGGTGATGTCATTGGTGATTTTTTAGTTGAGAATGATATTAATAAAATTTTAAAGGAAGCATCAGAGGGAGCTAATTCACCAACTGATGATGGGCCACCAACATTTTATAGTAGTTTAGACCAATACAAACAGGAAACGGAAGATTGGATTGAACAATTACAGAACGATTTGGGTTGGAAAGTAATTAATTATATATTGAGTGATGGGGCAATGGATCCTGAAGAAGATTTTACTATGTCACATAGAGCAATAAATCCTATTTCACACGGTAAGGTGAGTAAATATAAAAAGACTTTACGAAATGTAATGGATAATTTGGGTTGGAAGGTAATTGATTGGATGGGAGTTGATAAAGAGGATGTATTAATTGCAGGGCCACCTGTAGCTTCTGGTGTTGATGCACAAGGTCGTCAAGAAGATAATGAAATGAGGACTAATCAAGCAGCAAAAAGAAGTGGAAAGAAATTTAAAGGTGGTCGTCCAAGACTTCATGTTGAGAAGTATTCCCCACTTTCAAAGGATTGGTGGAATGATGAACTTAGAGAATTAATCACAGAAGGTGGAGCATACGGACATATGGCACATCCTTTTGATGATAAAGATTTAACATTTAAAGATTTAAGAAATATTATAGAAAGAGGTTTAGGTGGTCAGTTAGATAGAGAAGATAATGTAACAGAAAAACTTGACGGACAGAACCTTATGATAAGTTGGAGAGAAAAATGAACATACTCGAACAAAAATTATGGAAGTTAATCAATGAAGCCTCACCAACTGGCACTTCAGGATATGGTAGTGGTATCACAACAGGTGATGCATGGCCAGATGGATTGTATACCAAAAGAGGTGAAAGACGATATGTAGGACCTGCAAGTTTGACTCGTGGAATGCAACAAGTAGATTTTCCAGCGGCAGATAACATATATGGTGGGCCAGATAGTCAAAATAATGAAAGACGAGCTAAAAGAGATGCAGGTAAATTATATAAATATTTAAGTGATCCTGATGGTAATTCAGAAGTTAAGGCAGATGAATTGCGAGATGATACACCACCATTATCACCTAAACAAAGAATGTATGGAATACACGGATTTCACAGAAAACAAGAATATACTATTCCACCTGAAACGGCAAATTTTGTAACAACCTCTCAAACCTTAATTAAACCAACAACACCACCTGAAGGAACTGTAAGTGGTGGAGTTCCAGCAACACCTGAACCTGGTTCTAAGGAAATGGGAAGTGCAAGTGGATATAGACAGGCACAACAAGGTGGAGAATCGGTATTTGCTGGAAATAAAAAATTATGGAACAAGTGGAAAGACCACAGAATAATGGGTGCTGTCAAAGGTAGAGAATGGAAAGGTGGTAAGTTAGTTGATTTGTTACCTAAAGGAGTTAAATAATGGCCATTACAATTGATGTAAATGTTGGAGATACCATTTTAGGTGGTAGATTCAAAAACAAAAGAATTAAAGTTAAATCTATTGGTAAAGATGAACATGGAATGCCAACAATAAACGGAAGAAAGGTTGTAAATTTTAGAATACCAAAACCCGTTGATGAAAAAATTTCAAGGGATGGTGATGGGTATGGAAAATACCAAGAGCCTGATGATAGTGATTTTGATGAACCAGCTAAAACTAAAAAGTTAGAGGGTAAATCTACATACAAACAAATAATGGAGATATAAATATGGACTTTTTAAAGAAACTCATAGTTGGTATTTTAGGACTTTTTGGTCTGAGCACTATTTTAAGTGCAAAAAAATCAAAAGAAATAGAGGAACTTGGTAAAGTAATTAAAGAACACAAGAAAAAAGAAAAAGAAGTAGCTAAAGAAGTAGAAAAATTACAAGTAAACAAAACTAAAAATAAAAAAGAAATAACAAATCTAAAAAGAAAATTAACTCGTACTAAAAACGAAGTGAAAAAAATGGAAGTAACTTTTGAAAAGGATGATGTGGATGATGCAGCAGCCTTTTTGAGAAAATTTTCCAAATCTAAATAATTATATATATAAAGGAGAAATAAAATGGCAGGACCGGCTTACCCTAGCACACACCGAGAAAGAAATCAAACGGTAGAAGCTGCGGGAGAATATAATAAAGTAACACTTCTTAGTGGTTCACTAACCCAAGAATTTACTGGTTCATCAGGATTTCCTGCAGGTGCAGCTATATTAGCACACGAGAGTGGAATAAATGATGCAAAATTTCAACTCACTCATGGTGGAACAATTTCATCATCAGCTTTTGCAGTAGATACAGTATATCCAATCGGTGTTAGAAAAGTAGTTCAAACTACTGGATATGTTTACATCTTACATAGATAGGAAATGAATATGAAATACTTATGGATATTTTTGTTATCCATACCTTTGTTTTCACAGACAACTTTAACAGATGAACAGGTATTAGGAATAGCAAATCAAATAAAAGAATTACAATATTCTGATAGCACTAAATCTGTTCAGATTAAAATCTATGAAGGTTTAGTGAATGAATATGAAGAACAAATGAAATTAGATTCTTTAATGATTGTTGCAAAAGATAAGCAAATCGTCTCAATAAAGGCACAGAATGAGGCTTACATCAAAAAGGCCAAATTAGCAAAACCGAGTTGGTATGAAAACAAATGGCTATACTTTACATATGGGGTGGCATCAGTAACCATTCCCACTTATTTTGGAATTAAAATATTGGATGTAGCAAACTAATGACTGATAGTAATAAAATGAAAGAAATTATTAAGGCAGAATATATAAAGTGTGCTAAAGATCCAGTATACTTTCTAAAAAAATATGCTGTGATTCAACATCCACTTAAAGGTAAAGTTCCTTTTGAATTATATCCATTCCAAGAGGCCTCTTTAAACGATTTTAAAAATAATAATTACAATGTTATATTAAAGGCTCGTCAGTTAGGAATATCAACATTAACTGCTGGATACTCTTTATGGATGATGACCTTTCAATCAGATAAAAATATATTGGTAATTGCTACCAAACAAGATACCGCTAAAAATTTAGTTACGAAAATTCGAGTGATGCACGCAAACCTACCAAGTTGGGTAAGGTCAAATTGTGTTGAGGATAACAAACTTTCACTTAGATACTCAAATGGTTCACAAGTAAAGGCGATATCATCTACTGAGGACGCAGGTCGTTCAGAGGCACTATCTCTACTCGTTATTGATGAGGCAGCATTCATCGACAAGATTGATACAATATGGACTGCTGCACAAAGCACTCTATCTACTGGTGGTCAATGTATAGCATTATCCACACCGAATGGTGTTGGTAATTGGTTTCACAGAACTTGGGTAGGTGCTGAAGAAGGTGAAAATGATTGGAATACAATTAAATTACATTGGACGGTTCATCCTGATAGAGAACAAGATTGGAGAGATGAACAAGATAAGTTATTAGGACCAAGTGGAGCGGCACAAGAATGTGATTGTGACTTCATCACTTCTGGTCAAGGTGTTATTGATCCAAGAATTTTAGAAGAATACAAAAAGACACATATAGAAAAACCTATCGAAAAAAGGGGAATAGATAGTAATTTATGGATTTATAGACAACCAGATTACACAAGAAGTTATGTAGTGGCTGGTGATGTTGCTCGTGGTGATGGACAAGACTTTTCTGCGTTTCATATTATTGATATAGAATCAATGGAACAAGTTGCAGAATACAAAGGAAAAATTTCTACCAAAGACTTTGGTAATTTATGTATGAATACCGCTCAAGAGTATAACAACGCATTACTTGTTATTGAGAACTCAAGTATTGGTTGGGCAGCTATTCAACAAGTAATTGATAGAGAGTATGATAATCTATTTTATACAAGTAAAGATTTAAGGTATGTTGATGTCGCAAGACAAGTAACAAACAAATATAGAAATTCAGAAAGACAAATGGTTCCTGGATTTTCAATGACAATGAAAACAAGACCATTAGTAATAGCAAAATTAGAGGAATACTTCAGAGAAAAATCTGTAATCGTTCATTCGGACAGATTGATTGATGA